GTGAAATATTAATTAGAAATTATAAATAAATATGATTGTGAATAGGGGTTGTCCGCGATATGTACCCCAATAAATTGACATTTTTCCTCTTTATTAACTTAACAATAGAAGTTAGATTTTTCCTATAAAAAATGTTGAGGCTCGAGTTATTTAATTTTTCGCCTTCGTGTTCTATAAATATAGGAACCATCCCTTTTTTGAATTCTACGCTACACAAATGGTTTTGGATGTGTTCATGTTTTTGTTCAACTTTTTCAACTTTAAAATGTAAGTTACTGAAGTAGTCGTCAATATTTTTTAATATTTGCTCATGTGTTTGCACTGGTCTTGTATCGTCTGGCTGTATAATCGTAACAGTTGGAGTGTTGTGATAAAATTTATCAACTATAGTTTGAGTCCTCTTTTGTTTTATATCACTTTTTGTTATATTATAGTATGAATATAACCAGCTATAGACGTCATTATATAAGTTATTTTCTTTGACAAATTGATGTAAACTATCGTCGCTTTTAATCACGTTACGTATGTGTCTGTAGTCATTGTCAGTTTTGAGTTTTTTGTTTAGCCAATTATCAAAATATATAGGATTGATGGTCCCGGTATTAATTGTATCGATTATATCTTTAAAAAATGGAATGAATCCTAAGGTTAGCCCAGCCACTTGTTTAATACAATATCGGATGTTGTTGGCTACATTTTCTTTCGTGTTTGGAGCAATTTTAGTCGTTAGAAACAAATTTGATAAAGCGCGAGTGGGGTTTTTATATAATAATAACCAAGTCGAGTTTTTATAATCCTCATAGACAAATAGCTAGGTGTTCAATCTCACATATTTTTATATCTTTGGCAACCTGTCCCATACAAAAAGCTTTGGTGGAATAAGTATAGTGCAGATTTTGAGTGAAAGCAGTAACATATTTCTTTAATATAATTATAAGGATGTCATCACCAGTAGCTTTAAAACAAAAATGTTTACCTTCTATTAGTTTAGCGTTTAAAGCGATATATCGGACGTAGAAGGCTGACCGCTGAGTATTCCCTAAAGTTGTGTTAGATTTTCCGGATGCAACGGTCCCATTTACGATGTATCCTATTATAAAAGAGTATCCTACTATATCTATCTGGCCAAGTGCAATCTTTAATATGGGGACAGCTACATGAGTGGTTGTAACTATTATGCTCAACATGAGAGTGTACAATGTATAATCCAGAAAGAACAATATAACTTTCCACTGAGTTGAATCAAATGAAGAACCGTCTATTTCGATGGCCATCTTATGTCCGCTTTCTAAATTATTGATGTCTCGGTTTAATTGGTGTGAAAGTTGCATATCACTTCCGGGTTTGTCGTGCGCATAATCAAGTTTGTAAATTAATTTTTGTATGCCGTAAATAAATGGGCCGATTACATATTTCAATAAAGAAGGACTGCCAGAGATGTTACGCACTTTTGAAAATTTCTCAGGTCGGTTGATTAATTTCTCCCCTAATTTCCTAAATATATTATATATCACCAGTCCAGTTTTTCTGAACACCCCTTCATTGTCAACCAGTTTTCTTACGTCGTCCATTTCGCGTTTTT